TGGTTGCGCTGGTGTTCCGCCAGTTGAAACTACCGTTACTGCTGTAGGTGAAGAAGCACCAACGATAGTTACTTGCCCTAATCCGTACTGAGCGATAGAAATAGTAGTACCAGTAGGTAATGGATTAACGCTGTTAGACGCAATCGTTACTGTGATTGCGCTACCGTTAGTGCATGTAATAAGTTTCTGTGCATCCGAAGTAACTAATGTATATGTAGTACCAGTCTGTGGATTGACGATAATGTTTGGGTCAAAAGATGCAGCCGTAGTTTGTGTAGTACCGTCTTGGAAAGTAAGTGTTCCATCAATACCAACGGCAAATTTCTGCGTTCCTGCTGAGTCTTGAATTCTTAACGCTTTACCTGTTTGGCTTGCTATTCCGTTGATTTGCACAGAATTAGCAGCAGTTGATTGTGCTGTAAATTGAGTATCATTAAATTGTGCGCGAGTACGTACATCTGTGATATTCGCATTTACTATGGAAGTAGCATTTGCTGCTACAGCAACGCGAGCAAGAGTGATTGAGTTTGCTGGCGCAGTAGGTACTACTGGCGTAGCGGAAGGCGTACCTGTAACTGCTTGAAAGATTACTTGGTTGTTGGCACCAGAATAGAAAGCATCTTGGACTACGCAGCAAATTAAATCTATGCGTGGGTTAGTTACGTCTGCTGATGCTAAAGAAACAATAGTAGCGGCATCATTGTAAGCAATATAGAAACCTTGATTAGAAACTTCGGTTCCAGCGATTATTGCATGCCCATCTGCTACTTGAACAGACATATTAGGAGTAGAAGCCTGAGCGACAACCATACCTGCGTAATCAGCAACGCCTTGTGTATGCCAGACAACACCCGTAGTTGTTAGTCGGTCATTGACTGCTGGATGCGAGCCATTCTGTAACCATGATGGTGGTGTTCTTAATGCCATTTCATCTCCTAGATATATGCGTTACGCCATGAAACTACACAAGCAGTATTACCTGTTGTACCAGTAGCGTAGAAAGTGTAGTACGAAGTTCCTGGGGGAGCAGCGAACCAAGTAGAAGTATTGCTTAGAATTGCCCTGCGGTTTACTCCGTTAATCGTTACAGTTTTGTAATCTGTATTGAATACCAAAGTATCTGCTGTACCTAGAACTATTGTAGTGGATAAAAACTCGCCCGTAGTTACATTATCGATACGTGGATTGACGGCAGGTCCTTGAATTGTAATGATTGGGTACGTCGTAGTCCAGCCTGAGTTGTTAATCAAGTTAGCAGCAGATGAGCCACCACCGTAATACATACCAGTTTGATAAGGATTGGCCGTAGGTGTTTCAGGTGCGGTATATACGCGATTGTATGTACGACCAGAAACCGCGAGCGCATCTGTTAAATCTGTACTCTTTAAAGTATCGTCGTAGTAACGTGGGTCTGGGCAGAAGAATTCGTATGTCGCTGTCGCTAACCCAGATGAGTAACTGGTATCAATAGTGATTGACCTACGGCGAACACGTGCTTGAAGTCTTTGTAAATCATTACCGGGAAGTTGAAATTGCAGAAGGCTGGTGCCTTGTTGCTGCGGTATGAGTGCGGTTTGCATTTCGTTTAAGTAATACTGCATTGAATAGTTCAAATCACCACGAACTGTAATCTTAAATACAAGTGTGCGACCTGAAAGAAAATCACGACCAGTAAACATGCCGTCTTGATATCCTCGGTTATCATCTTGATTGCGAATTACAGGCAAATCCTCTAATCCATCAAGCGACATAATCTGATATACAGAATCACCGCCACCGAAGACGAAATCATTGAAAGCGAAACTATACGCGTTTAATGTGGTTATCGTCATAGCATCCATCTATTCTTTTGATTAAGCCCATACTTCATATCGCCAGAAGTTCTAATTGCCCATGCTACCTCATCAGCAATTAACTGAGGTGAAGCATTTGTATCGGTATAAATAGTAACTGTTGGCGTTTGTTCGCGCAGACCTAACCCAGATATAGTCTTATCTAATTCTGCTAGATACTTTTCTATATCTAGTGATGCTTTTTCCGCTTCCGCTGCTGCTGCTAATGCTTCTGCTAATGCTTTTTGAGATTCTGCTACGGCTTTGTCGGCTTCCGTTTCTGTGCTAGGTGCAAGAATAACTGGTGCTTGATAAGTTCCTGGGCTGCTTAATCCTTGCAGTTGCGCTTGTGCTTGATTGAGTTGAAGGATTTTCGCTTTGAGGTTCTCTATTTCGGCATCAATAGAAATGATTTGTGCAGCGGTAGCAGAATTGATTTTCGCTAAAGAATTTGCATAAGTATCAAATGAAGATGCTAGCGCACCTGTTAATTCAACATTGTATTGTGCTAGTTGTTCATTAAGGTTAATTCCTACCTGCGCTAACTGCGCTGTAAGTTCTTCTGTAGCCAACACAACGCCAGCATTCAATTTAGAGGCAACTGAATCAACGCCATGTGAAGACTGCTTCTGTAAAGCATCCCAGTACGCCTGCATTTGTTTGATTGACTCTGGCGTGGAAGTGATAATAGTTTGCGCAAGTTGATGCCCTACATCCGTACCTTGTGCTACAACTTCTTCAATGAAAGTTTGTGAGAATCCCAATCCAGCAAGAGTGGCTGCATCTTGCGCCAAAGTTTTAGCCTTGTCTGCTTTGAGACCCAATGCTGAAAGTATTTTTTCTGTAGTTCCGCCAGCAAGATAGCGACCTTGAAACGTTAGATTAGAAAATATATCGCCGAGGCTTTGATATGTCGCCGTCTTGTAAACGCCACGGAGTTGATCAATAGATTGCTTCACTATTTCCGCAGAACGTAACGCTGCTTCTTTTTGAGCATTCAATACATTCTTGTTGTAGTCGGCGTTAAGTTTCGCTACTTCCTTGTTGTAATCTTTCTCTAATTCATATCTATCTTCTTTTGCTTTGGCTAATACTTCTGTGCGCTTAGTCTCTAATTCAGAGATTTTGTTATATGAATCAATTACAGCGTTGATAGCATCTTCTTGGAATTTGGCTATTTCGTCTATAGACTTTTGCATGTTCTCGGTGAATTGATTAACGGCTTCTTCTGCAAATTTCAAGGCACTACCAGTTGATGTTATAGCAGTTTTGTTACCACTACTTACTGCTGAAGCATAAGCATTTTGCGCATTTGTTAATTCAATTAAAGATCGCTTGTAAGAGTTAGAGGCAGATTGGTATACATCAACAGATTTTTGTGCTTGAACAATAAGTTTATCTACTGGGTTTAATAAACCTTCTTCGATGGCCGACTTGAAATCTTTGCCTACTACGCCAGTCCAAGTATTTTTTATAGAAGTGAAACTGCTCTCTAAAGCCCTATTAAAATCTGCGATTGATTGAGTTGCAGAAACTAACGCATCATTTACAATACCCAATTCTCCGCCGAGGTCTGGTACACCATTACCAAAATCTGGTATAAGCGAAGCAAGGGAAGGTAAACTCAAATCTATATTTATTTTTTTATCTCTTAAACCAGTGAAACTTTCTCCAATTTTAATTACTTTTTGATCTGCGTCATATAGTTTCTTGGATACTCCGTCAAGGAAATCAAGGATTTTTTTACCTGATGCTTCTTGTTCTTTATTGTTAGTGAATTTACCCCATACAATTACAAGATTAGCCATACCGCGAGCGATTAAAGATATTCCCTGCCAAAGTAAACCAGTTACTTCAATGAGCCCAGAGAACGTATAGGCTACACCTTTAGCGAAATATTCAATTCCTATTCTAAACTGCTCTGATGCATTCCATGCTTTTACAAAACCAGCAGCCAACAACATGATTGCTGCTACACCAAGAGCGATTTGCCAATTAGCAGCAGCCCAAGCAGCAGCCTGTAGCCAAAGTTTTTTTGTTAGATTAACAACCGCTACCGTTACTACCGTACTTATCAATACTGCAATCGAAGCGAGCAACGCTTTATTCTTTCCTATGTAAGAAAATACGTTTTCCATAGCAGTAAGAAATTTATTTAACATTGGAATTAATACTGAACCGAATGCCTCTGCTAAACCTTGAATTTTTACTTGAAGTAATTCTAACTGACCAGCAAAAGTTTTTAAATAGGCTTCCGCTTGCCCACCAATGCGTTGCTCTAATTTAGCCATCGCTTCTTCAATGGCAACTGCCTTTGGCTTGGTTGTATCGAGAGATATGCCGAATTCCTTGAATGCTCTTGCGTTTCCTGCTGATGCGCGAGCGAGAGAGACTGCTGCCTGCTCTAATGGCATGCTTTTAATACGAGCCAAATCCATTGAAAGACCCAATAATTCATTAGCCCTTGTAACATTTTGCGTTGCTGTAATCAACTTCGTATAAGCAGGAGTGATTTGGTCAGCATCAAAAGCGAGTCCTTCGGAAGCGACTATTAGTTTTTCAATTTCTTTTCTGTTCTCGGCTGTATTAACACCAGCGTTACTCATAGCCTGACCGAGTTGAATCATAGCCTTTTCTAATTGCATGAATTCAAATACGCCGACTGCGCCAAATGCTGCTATAGCGACAGACATCCCTTTAAGGAAAGCAATAGAGTATTTGGCTGCGTTTCCTACTCCAGTTATGGCAGTTCCAGCCTTAACTGCTTTTGCTTCCATGCGAGTTAATTCAGCATTTACTTTTTCAAAGGTAGCGATAGCCTGAGTAGCATTAGCCTTGATTTCAAATAAGACTGGGGGCAAGAAAGAACTCATCTATACTCCCTTGAAATGTTTAGCAACTATCTGTGGGAACACTATACTACGGAATTTCTGGAAAGCAGGTTCCATGTACGGGAATTTGGTTCCTGATGGCCAGTTACCGCCACCCAATTCAACTCTGCGACCATAAATAATAGTAGGTCCGACGATCGCTGAATAACTAGCAAAACCAGTACGGTATTTCTCGCCACGAATAGAACGGCGCAAATCGCCAGTCCTGTTCATAGGTGGTTGCCCAGAAGTAGCCTTCTGTCCTTTTGGTCTTCTTCCCTTAATTTCACTTTTCGCCAATTGAATAAGAGCCATCATCATTTCATCACGAGCCATCATGGCTTGCATATTAGTATCAACAGTTTTTTCTGTTACTGCTTGTTTAACTAATCGCAAATTATTTGGCATCATTACGTTTGGCTCTCACTTCATCAACTACTGCTGAAATAGAAACTAACCAGTCCACCATTCCTGCTGGCTGTTCATCTGTTTCGAGAACAGTCCAGCCGAATTTTTCAGCAGTTACATAATACAGATATTGTTCGTCTGGATAAGTAAATGCTTCATGGCGTTCTTTGCCTTCAAGTACCCATCTTAATCGTTGGAGTTTCCGAAAGGGGATTCAACATCCGCTTCTGTTTCTTCCGTTTTATTAAGTTTAGGGAAAAGGATTTCCTGTGCTTTGCCTGCTTCTTCCGCCAAAGCATCGTAATCTGGCATAGACAATTCATGTAAAGAAGTAATTTTGATAGCAGGGATTGGGTCTTCAAATGACCAGTCGGTAATTAAAAGAGCAATCAGGCCGTCAATAATTCCGAGTGCTTGCATTAAGCCTTCTTCTTTACTGGCTGCTTTTAGGATTTTATTGCGGTCTTTTACTTTTAGAGTTGTAGCATCTTTGAAAGTAGCCCAACCGCCTGATGGTAACGTTACTTTAATTGGTTCAGTCATGATATTCCTTCCGTTAGTGCCTTCGTTTGTTGGGGGTAAGAGGGAGTCGGAGCAAGAGTGGGAAGGCGGCACTCTTTCTCTGATACAACTCCCTCTTACCGTTCTACGCTATTGATTACTGGTATGTACCAGAAACAACAGCATTCTGTAGTGTCCACTTGATTGGAGCGAAGCCAGCAGTTGTACCAGCATCTGTTGTATTTGCAATCGCAGAGAAGTCGATTGAAATAGCAACGTGATCTCCTGAGCGATCGACCGCAGCAGTTGTGTAAGCACCCTTGGTTACTGTAAATGAAATTGAAGTAGCCGTAGTGCTTGCGCCCTGAGCAAAGGTAAATACCAATGCAGGTTGATTATTGCTTAGGAAGTCTGTGAGTACATCATCATTTTCCATGACGAATGTCGCTGTACCTGTTGAATCAATAGCACCCAAGAATACTTCATAAGGACCCTGTGAGTTATTGATACCGAAGATAGCCTCGGCGTTACGCTTCATTGTTACAGCAGCGGAAGTTGTATAACCGATAGTAGTACCACCGATAGATACAGTACCTTTCCAGACTGGAGTAGGTGTAACTGCTGTGAATGATGGCGTAGCAGCAGCCGTAGTTGTAGATGGGTAGCCCATCAACTTTGCTGTGTACTCTAACATTCCGTCAGAGTTAAAGGTCATTGAGAAGTCAGTTACCTTACATCCTGGAAAATAACGATTTCCAGCAACATAGTAATCTGTAAGAGTCAATGAGGTTGGTTGTGCATCTCCTGTAGTTGCGTTCTTCAAAGAAATGACGTGTGTATACGGTGCAGATGCTCCAGTTGTTGTAACTGAACCCAAGATACCAGCGACCCACCAACCAACTGTGTCTGCGAATACTGGACCACCAAGATCAATTTCAGTATGACGGCGACCTTGAATGTATGTGTAGTTTGTAGCCATAGAACCGCGAAGTCCTGTGTCGTACAATGGTGCAATAATATCTACTGGCTTCAATGAATCTTTCATCAAAGGTATGAATGCTGTAGGTGCTACGGGCGTCGCTGGTGTTACTTCTTTTGCGATACCAACGTAACTTCTTACGGATGGTTGTGCTGATGGCATTTAATCACTCTCCTGCGGTAGTGCCAGACGGGGCTGACGTTGTAGTTGTTTCTTTCACTGCTTCTTTCGGTGCTACTGGAACCGCAGGTGCGGTTTTACCACTTGATACATAAGACAATCCCTGAGCGACTAGCCCATCTGGACCATCAAATGAATCACCTTGCTTAACAGTAAGACCTAGTGTTGGGAACACATGGTCTGTCTCACCATTATATACATAACGAGCCATTGGGATTCTCCTATTGTTCAATCATTTGTGTAACCATGAAACGTACTGCTGCCCAAGTTTCGGTTGCGCCACCTTCGTTGGTAAGTGGCTCGCCGTACTGTACATCAATACTAGGTTCTGCTGCTTGCCATATCACATTGGGGTCTTGCTCTCCTAGTGTATGGAAACCATTGCGTAGTCTATCTTTAACCGCATCAAGAACTTGGTCAAAGTCGTCCATCGCATCTTCGGCATTTCGCTGTAACGAGTGATGGAATATTTGTAACGCAATAGAATAATCAACGCGCTTCCAGCCTAACCCTGCCCCACTAGGTAATACACCACCTATAGCGATACGTGATTCTGATTCGCTTTCAATAAACACGACAGCAGCAGCACGTGAAACTTGCCCAGGAAATGAATCAACTTGAAAATTAATTCTTTTAGGGAATGAAGTGAAAACCTGATTCAACGTAGAGATTTGCGCAGAAGCAATCCAGTCTTGTACTTTTTCACGTACTACTTTGCGCGACATTATCTAATCCTGCGATAAGGTTTCAATAAGTCCATAGCCATATTTAATTCTTGGCCTATGTTTTGGCTAACCCCAGCAGAGCCACCGCTATCAGGTGATGTGCCAATAGCCATAGTCATACTGCTATCTCCGCGTACTTTTAGCATTGAAGTAGTTACAAGTATAGCAGCCTCTTTAATTGATGGCGGTAATGCTGAAATAGAAACGCCTGATGAATGGCTATTCACAAGAGGCGAAGTGAGTGGAACGGTGGTTGAGTTGAAAGTGTATGTACTCGCTACGGTTACATTCTCTGAATACATGCCATCGTAAATCTTTAATTGTTGTCCTGCTGTGATACCAACACCACTCGCTACAGTTAAAGAACTAGCAGCAGCAACGGCTGTATTAATTGTTGTATTTGTGTAGCCATTTACGTATGTATATTTAATATAAACTTGGCTGTTACCGCCAGAAGGGAAGCCAAATTGTAATGGACCTTGACTGGTCATGCTTCCGAAAAGATTGGCGTAAGGATAAAGAATCTGCTGGTCTTCTATCCATGCCTGCGATACGTCTGGTGCTGAAATAAGATTGGTTGATGGATTGCCATATTGAAGCGAGGTTAATGCAACTACTGGCGAGTAACGTGGATGCCACTTAATGTACCCATCTGAACTTATGCGAGTGCGTTGGCTTTCTGTTTCTAAAGTAGCACCCAATATTTGATTACAATAAGAATCCATCCAAGAGGAAGCACGTGCTATTACGTTAGTTAATTCGCTTGCTTGAATGGCTGGGTCGGAAGAATTAAATACAAGATTATCAATATCAATAGATGTTGGCGCGTTCGTATATTCGGCGTTGGTTAAATATGGTGTAGTAAAGCCATGAGTGGTGGGATTAATTGATTCAGCCACTTGAACCGTCCATCTCTATTCGCTCGTTTACATGACCACATTTAGAACACTTCTTAAAAAATGAACCGAATCCGCATTCTGTGCAAGGGAAACCTTCTGCGCTAGTTACCCCAGCAACACTACCTACCCCAAGTCCTTCATCTTTCATCTGCTTCGCGTGATTAGGATTATCTACTCTGATAATTCCGCTACGGTCTGCTTTGTAAAGTTTTGTTCCGCGTTCTGTTTTTACTGCTATTTCTTTTAATCCCTTTGGTGGAATCATTCTCGTCATGCTTGCCCCCTATTTAATTGGGGAAGGGTGCGCCCGATATATGACGCACCCTTCCTATTCAATTATTTTGGTTGAACCATCTCCGCAGTAGTTACATCATCACGTCCGTGACTCTGTTCTGGTTGATGGCAACCACATTCCAAACACATTATGCGTTCTGGATTCCTGAAACTGCGCCGTTCCATGCAGGAGCGTAGCAGAAGAATGTTCCACGGAAGTAAGTGCTGAAATCGTATGAGAACTGAACTACTGGCCATTGAATACCCATGTAGTCCTGAACGTTGATAGCAGCCCATACATCAGAAACCTCTGTATCAGGGATTGGAAGTGTGTAAGAAAGAACTGGTGAGATACCTTGCTGCAACCATGGGTGAACAGTAAGTGGAACCATCTTTCCTGTGATCTCGTTGTTAAGTGCACCGATTGTTGCACCACCAACGTAATCTCCTGCCTCTGTCTGTGAAAGGTTCAGACGATAGTTTGCTGTTGAACCGTTCTTGATTGAGTCAGACAACTGCTTACGGTCTGCACCATTGATGAGGATTTCATCTGGGTCAGCCTTAACGTTGTTGTAGAGGTTATAGAACACATTCTGATATTCAACTCCAGGATTTGATGTGCTGAATGTTGTATTGATTGTGTTGTTGAAACCTGAGTTAGCACCTGTAACTGTTGGGATAATTCCGTCATAGCCAGTTGCGTATGCAGATGTATCTGCGTTAGCGCGTGATGCAGCAGCACCAGTTGTTGTAAGAGCGAAGTTGTTGCCGAGCAAGCCGACTGTTCCTGCGCCCTGAATGACTGCTGATGTTCCTTGTGCTACTCCTTGGAATGTGCAGTTCGCCGTGCCTGTTGAAGTTCCAACGTAAACGTTGTAACCGATAGCACCAACTACTGCTGTCCATGAAATTGCTAGGACGTCGCCTGATGCAACTGCTGTTGATTGAACAGTTGAAACGATTGACTCACCGAAACCGCTACCTGTGATACCTGCGTTAGCAGTCACATAGACGTAGTAGGTTGCAGCAGCAAGTGCTGTCTGTGAACCTGATGCGACTGGTGATGTGAGAGTTACTGTTGCAGGTGCAGCAAGTGCGCCTGAGTAACCTGATGCTGTTCCGCGTGCGTAAAGCATCATGCGTTCTTCCATCAACATTGTTGAATAAAGTGTTGATGTAGAAGACAACTGACGAAGGTCTTGATATCCCATACCTGAGAAGTTTGCATCGAATGAAACCTGATCAGATAGTGAGTATGAGTTGTAAGGAAGAACTAAGTCGTCAGCAGCATAAGCAATCTGTGGACCGCGCTCTAGGTAAAGTGGATTCGCAGAACCTGGAGCAAAGTTGTTCTGTGTTGTTTCTGTGATTCCCGGCCAAATGTTTCCTACTCCACCAGTACCTGTACCTGTGTATCCGAGAATACGCTTTACGCGGTGTGATGTACCAACACCCTTCTTGCGAGGGATGCGGTTACGTAGTGGTGTTGGGCGAGGTGTAAGCAACTTAGCAGGTGCTTCGAGGTCAAATGCCGCGAATGATGTGCTAAGTGGTGCTGTTAATGTGATTTCCTTGTTGATATCTCCAACTGCACCACGCTGAGCAGCGAGTGCGCTGTTGAGTGAAGCAAGTGCGTCTGGTGTGAGCGACTTGTTGGTAGCCATTGACTCCAACTGTGCGATCGCGTTTCCACCGAACTTAACGCCCATACCGCTTTCCATCTGTGTAATAACAGATGGGTCGCTTGATGCTGTGTTAAGTGACTTGTTCAACTCACCGAGATAATCATCATGGCGTTCAGCAGCAAGTTTTGGATTGGATTCGTTATACAAATCCTTTGCGCGTACTTCTTTCATGTGTTTCTCCTGTAAAGAGTTAGTTTGAAGTTGCTTCTGATGTAGTCGCTTTGGCAAGGAATTCCTTAGCCTTCATGCGATAACCAGTTGCAAGTTCGTGGTCGGTTGTAGCAGAAGCCTTAGCGAAATATAAATCCGCTTGTGCTAATGCTTCGTTTGGCTTATTACTACCTGTCGCTATGGTTGTCCGTTTTGGACCGCCACCTATTGCGAGAGATTTTGCCGTTGCTAGTTCTTGTTCAAGTGATGTTGCCTTATTCTCTACTGCCTCTTTTGCAGATTTCAATTCAGCGACTTCGGCTTCAACCGACTTCATGGCACTCTTTACGGCTTTCTCAACGATGCTGTTAATATCAACATCAGCGAGCAGGGATTTCTTCGCAGAAGAATCTTCCTCTACGAATTCTTTTGGGTCTACAGTAGGAAGGATTGCATCCTCTGCATCTGTAGAAGGGATAATCTCCGTTAGGGTTGATTTCTCCATTTCAACTTCTTCATCAGCCTTTGTTTCTTCAAGTTCGTGTTCAGCACCGCTACCTGCTGGACCTTCTGCTGATTCTTCTTCTGCTGATTCGCCATACTGCTTTTCTTCGCTAGGAAGTTCATAGCCGTATTCTTTGCACATCATCGTGACTTCATCTAATGCTTGCTTAGCAGTAGCGTAGCGCGACAACATTTCTTCTGAAGAAGGAATTGATTTGGCTTCGCCATTCATAGGCATTGATTCCTCAACGAGTTCTTTCTCTATGGTAGTTTCCACCAGTTCCTCGACTTTCGTTAATGATTTTTCACCATTGATAGATTTAGCCAATACTAATTGGCAGTTTGGGTTGGCAGGTCTATCAACTAGGCTGACTTCTACAATCTGCCCATCTATGATACGACCATTTGCTGCTTTCTTGTCTACTACAACACGCGGAGATTTGATCCCGATGCTGAATCCACGAAGTACGCGATTCTGTACTTTCTTTACTGAAACTGGGTCTACAACCAATGCGCTGATGTAATGACCATCAGATTTTGATTCATATTCCTTTGCTACGCCAGCAGCGATATTGCTGTGCTGTTCGCGGATATTGCCGCCACTACGGAACCATTCTGGCATTGCCTTGTCTAGCCATGCTGGGTCACAGATTTGCTGGTCAATATCAACAGAGCCATCTGTTGCTTTACCGTAAACAGTCAGAGTTCCGTCTGCGTTATCGTCGTACTTTAGAATGTCTGCGTAGACATTAGTTGAATCGCTCATTGTTTCTCCTTATGCCGAATAGGTAATAACGATTGCGCCAGCAGCGGATGCTGATGCTGAAATGCCCCAGATAACATCATTGGCATTTACGTAGAATGTTTGTGATGCTCCAGCAGCAATAGTTCTACCGATTGTTGCTCCTGCTGTAGTGATGGTTGAGTCGCCAATAAAGATTGCTGCGCCATGTCCGTTATAAAGTGTAATCGGTGTATTACGAGCAACGCCACCTTTGATAGTAAGGAGCGGAGTTGCCGTAGTGAAAGTGCTGGCATTAACATGTTGAGTTGCCATTTATTATCCTATTCTTCTTCTTCTAGCCAAGCCCATAATCCTGTATCTACAACATAAGGTGCTATATCGCACATACAGTTCGGGTGTACTGGTGGATTGCCATTAGGAAATTCCTCTCCCAATGGTAGTGGTGATGCTTCTTCGTTCTCTGCACATTCGTCACATGGGTCTGCGACTAAGTACTCTACCTGTTCAACTCCGCTTTCTGCATATAATTCTAGATTAGATTGTACTACTGCTGCAGACATTTCGGTACCAGCAATCGCTAAGGCTCGCGCATCATCTCCCAAGATATATGAAATATCATCGGCTATGGATAACCTTGTAGCACCTACTCTAAGACCGTCAGCAAGGGCTGTGCCGATTCTATTTAACGTAGTGGTGGATAAGTCATTAATCTTTATTGCGCGACCTGCTAAGAGGCGTTTAAGCCCGTTTGGTGGTTCAACCAATGCTGCTGCTGCCCTGTTACCAGCACGCCAATTACGCCAATCCATCTTCAATGAATTAGATAACTGCTTTCTTGATGGGGCTGCTTTGTTAATACGCACAGCCTTAGCAATCTCGTAGTAGCCAAGGTCTTGACCAAGTATCCAGCCATCTGCATACAGCCTAGCGAGTGCAAGGTTGAGTCGCTCCGTATCAACTCTGTGTGCTTGTACCTTAACCCAATCCCTAGCCATTTGAGTAGCGATATGTGCTGGTGCGTTTTCTATTTGGTTATCTATTGGGTCTTGTAACGAAAACCAAGCATCGAGG